CGTCAGGTTTTACTAATGCAGGTATGGGTTTTATAGGTGCTGGTAACTGGCTTACTGGAGCAGGCACATCAGGACTTACTACTGCTGGAAAATTAGGCTATTATGGTACAGGAGCATTAGTTGGTGGTGTTGGTGGTTATTTGCTTGGTAGTTTAGGAGATAAACTTTTTGGTGCAGATACTTATGCTCCAATTGGCGGTGCTGCTGGTGGTGCTTTAGGTGCTACATTAGCGTCCAGTTTCAGTGTTGCTGGGCCTGTTGGTGCAGCAATAGGTGCAGTTTTAGGTAGCGTAATTGGTGGACTTTTTGGCAAGAAAAAAATAACTTCAACAGGTATTTATTTATCAGATGTTGTAAATTTTGATAATTTAGGTAATATATATAATTATCAAGATTGGGAAAAGAAAGGTTGGTTTCATAAAAGTAGCGGTACTAAAATAACAGGAATAGTAAGCGATACTGTAAAAAATTATTTAAAGTATTTGTTTTACAGTTTTGATACTATTTTAAAAGATGTTTTTAAACACGAAATTCCAACAGCTTTAGCCCCTGGCAAAATCTGGAGTAAAGACAATGCGTTAGAAAGAACATTCGCACAAATATTCGTAGAAAGGGTTTTATCGCAGTATCAAGGTGGGTTTACAAAAGCACAAAGAGATGCAATTGTAAAAGTTTGGGAAGATTACGCAAAAGGTATTAATAAAACTGTTACAGAAGCTATAATAGAAACTTTCCAAAAATATCTAAAATTTAAGCAAGACTTTTCTGTATGGTTAGCTAAATTTGAAGGTGATACTTTAAAATCACTTGAACTGAAAGCTAAGTATGCTCAACAAAGTATAGAAAATCTCAAAAAATATTTAGGTATAACAGAAGTAACATTAGATAATTACTTAAATTTAATGCAAAGTGCTATAAATAATAGTCCTACTCCTGATACTATACAAGCGTGGGAACAACTTGGTAATGCTTTACAACAAGCAGCAGAAGCACAAAAGGCTTATACAGATGCTATTGAAAATGAAATACGAGCTAATATAGATAAGTATAAGCAAGCTTTAGATTTAATTGAACCTAAAACTATCTCTAACACTAAAGAATTATTAAAAGCAATTGCAAATGCTACACCAAAAACAGTTAGTTTTATATTAAATGCTATAAACAATTTAAAAAATCAAGAAATTAAGGCTGCTCAAGAAAATTATAATTTAAAAATTAAACAATTAAATAACGAAAAATCTGTTTTACAAAATTTAGGTAGATATTTAGACCAGTTAAGAAGAGGGGCTGATAGGTTAAGAGCAACTGCTTTAAGAGGCACTATCTACACAAGAGCTAAATATCTTGAGTTCTTAAATAGAGTTGATTATAAACTTGGTGCTGGTAAGGATGTATCTAACGACATTGAAAGTTTGGTTGATTATGCTTCAGCTTATCAAGAGTATTTAAAAGCTACATCATCTACTGAACAAGAGTATTTGTTTGAAGTCAATAAAATGGCTAACACTCTTGATGATATGGCGGGTAGATATGATATTAAAACTCAAACAGACAAAATTGAAAATGCGATTATTGATACTGGAATTGAATTAAATGAAAAACTTGCCGAGGTTGATAAAACTTATCAGCAATATACAAATTTATTAAAATTAACAATAGAGAAGCAGTATCAAGATTATGTAACTAAAACTTTAAATGAATATGAGCAATATTTAGGTAGCGATAGTCCTATAATTCAAGAGTTAAAAGCAATTAAAAAAGCTTTGACAAAAGATATAACCAAAACTAAATCAGAAATAAATACTTCTGGTGTGGCATCTTCTACATCAATTAGTTCAAGTACATCAACAAGTTCAGGGGAAATTACACAAATAGCAAAAAATAATTTAGACATAATTGGGGGTGCAACGCTTGCTGATTTATATGCAAGAGGAGAAATAAGCACTGATAAATTTGTAAAAACAGTATTTGAAAGAGGATTAAATAGAGAACCTGATACTGAAGGTTTAAATTGGTGGACAAATACTCTTAAAAGCGGTAATATTGACCCCTATAAAGCTGCAAATGCTATTTTAACAGAAGCTAAGAAACATGGCGAAACAGTACATCCTTTTGCTGATGGTGGAATTGTTACAAAACCTACTTTAGGAGTAATAGGTGAAGCTGGGTATTCTGAAGCAGTAATACCTTTAAAAAATCCTAATGACCCATTGTTTATGAATGAATTAAAAGAAGAAATTAAAACATTAAGAAGTGAAGTTGCAAGATTAAGAGCTGTAAATGAGAAATATCAATCTGAAATAGCTAAAAACACAAGACCTATAAAAAATGATTCAAGGTGGACAGCATGAAATATGCACAACCTTTGACACAAGAATTAAGTGTCGTTGATAATGGAATAACATATAAAAAAACAATTTATTTATCTCCTACAACACTTACGGGAGTAACTGATGAAACTTATCCTTTATATGACTCTGCCACTACATATAATACAGGTGATTATGTAATTGTAGATACGTTAAAAACAATTTACAGATGCACAGCAGATAACACAGCGGGGGTTTTCCCACCGTCTGACCCTTCAGTATGGGTTGATTATGGATTTATTAATTCATATAAAATGTTTTCAACTGATGAACAGATAGGTAGTCAGACGGAAGGGACTGATATAACATTAGAAATATCTTTTAATAGATGTGATACAGTAGGACTTATAAACACACAATTTGCTGATTTGTTGTTAGAACAAATTGACAACGATACAGGAACTATAACAGACGAAAGTGTAGGTACAGGTGATGGAACTACAACAGTATTTAATTTAGCTAACAATAATATAGTAACTGGTAGTGAAAAAATTTATATTGATGATAGTTTAAAAACTAAAGATACTGATTATACAATTAATTATGATACTGGTGAAATAACATTTACAACTGCACCTGCAAACGGTTCTACAATAACAGCTGATTATACAAAAGCAGTTGTTATAAGAAAAATAAGTGGTAGGGATATTGGTTGCACAAGTTTTGCTGAATATTTCTATGATGAAATTAAAGAAAAATCAAGAGTGATTATAACTGATTTAGAGTGGCTACCTAATTCCACACTAAAATTAACTTTTAGCGGGGGGGCAAGTAGTGTAAAGATAGGAAGTTTGGTTATAGGACTTTTACAGCCTTTAGGGATTACTTTAATGGGGACTGAATTACGTTTTGAAGATAGAAGTAAGATTTTGAACGATGAATTTACTGATACAAGAAAAGTTATAAGATATGGGCACGTAAGAGTTTTAAGAGGAAATATTATGTTTGATGTGCCTGATTTTAATGTAGTAGCACAAAAAATTAGTGAGATAATAGGTAAGAATGTTTTATTTGTGCCTGATGAAACAGATAAATTTAGTGAAATGACAAATATAGCTTATATAGAGGAATTTAATATGCCAGTAGAAAATCCAGTTGTATTTCAAACTGATATGACATTAATAGGAGTAGCATAATGACTCAATTACAGACTTTAACGGTGTTTACAGGGCAAGTTCCTGATAAATCTACAATGGATAAAGACACTTTTGCAAATAGTGTGCATACTTATTTAAATTATTTTAATGATACATTTACACCTGAGACAAATACATTAGTAAATGATATGAATACTTTGAGCGGTGAAATTCAAACCGCTGCTGATAATGCTTCTACAAGTGAAACTAATGCTGCTAATAGTGCTACAAATGCTTCTAACAGTGAACAAAAGGCTTATAGATGGGCGGAAGAAGCAGAAGATGTTGAAGTAGAAACAGGACAATATAGTGCAAAACATTGGGCGATAAAAGCACAAAATGCAGTAGCTACACTTCCTGCTGGGACGATAAATGATAGTTTAATAGCTACAGATAAAGCTTGGAGTTCACAAAAAATAAGTGATGGATTAGCGTTAAAAGAGGATGTATCAAACAAAGGCGTACCCGACGGTTATGCAAGTTTAGACGCTAATGGGCTTGTTCCTGTTAGTCAGATTCCACAAACTGGTTTTATACCATTATTTGAAAAAAAATTATTTGGAGGTATATAAAAAATGGCTACTACAATTATAAAAGTTTCAGGGTCAGGTACAGTCTATACTGTACCAACAGGGAAGATTGCAAAAGTAATTATAGACTATGTCTATCTTAACAATTATGAAAATTTATCTATTGGTGGGTATGAGGTTCACAATGGCGCTGGAGGCTATGTGTGGACAAGTTATACTTCACAATACTCTGGTGGTACAAATACTGGCTACCCTCCAACGCAAGGGTGGTTGTCTGCTGGTACCGTAAGTAATGACCTTACTATGTATCGTTTATATATAAGACAAGAACACATACTAACTGAAGGAGAAACAATAGAAACATCTTCATCAGGGACGGTTAAAGCAACTATCATCGAGGAGGATGTGTAAAATGATAGCAATACTTGATGTGAATAATAAAATAAAGAATATTGTTAAAATTTATCCAGCAAAAGAAGAGAAAAACAGAATAAATAATTATCAAAATGCTGTTATTATAGATGATTCTTTAATAACAGAAGATTTTGATTTATATGAAATTGTAAATGGACAACCTCAACTAATACAGGGCTGGGAAACAATAAAAGCTGAAAGAGAAGCTGCCAAACAGCAAGAAATGTTTAATCAAACAAAGCAATCTACCTTACTTAGATTGTCAAACCAAACTAAAAACTACATAGAAACCTACTACCCAGAAATAAAACAACGCTCTGATATTAACGATAAAGAATTTTGGGGAGCTTGGCTTATAGCACATTTCCCATCTACTTATACAACAGACAATCTTTATCAAAAGTTTTTTACATCAGCAACTAATATTATAAATGGGTTAAGCGATTTTGCAACAGAAATAGCAAATTTAAAAGAAGTTACAACATTTGCAGATACAGATGAAGAAACAAAATACAACATAGCGATTGAACAACTTTTGAAAGTATCTGTTAGACAAGGTTGGGTTCAAGCTTGTAAAACTGAATACGCAATTAAAAAAGCAATGGTTGATAGTGCAACAACAATAGATGAGCTTAATACAATACAACTTAATTTTATAGAGTATCCACTATGAAAGTAACACTATATGCACCTAAAAAATATTGGGAATTAACAGACGAAGAGAAAGAAAGAATTTGTAATGGTTGTGGTGCTAAAGGAAGTAAGTTAAACTTCATTATCCCACAAGGCGTTTTTAGAGAAGCTTGTAATATACACGACTTTATGTATGCAAAAGGCAAGACTGACGAAGATAAAAAAGTAGC